CCACTAACACCTTGTGACCTCGTGCAGCATATGCTGCACGAGGTCACAAGGTGTTAGTGGTGTCAGATCGAGTTCATTTCTTGAAAAGCTGCGCCGAACTGACTGGTGAAAAAGCTATATGTGTTACGGGTGAGGTACCACATGAGCAAAGAGAGACGCTCATAAATGAAATACTACACGGAGATAAGAATGTTTTATACGGAACTCAAGCAATTTTTAGCGAAGGCATTTCGGTCAATACTCTTAGCTGCCTTATTCTTGCAACCCCTATTAATAATGAACCTTTACTTACCCAGCTCATCGGCAGGGTTGTACGCAAGCATGAAAACAAAAGAGACCCTGTAATTATTGATATCCATTTAAAAGGTAAAACAGCTACTAGACAAGCTTCAAACCGTATGGGTTACTATATGAAGCAGGGATACGAAATAAATCAACTATAACATAGAAAAATAATTCTTGACATTAGTTCCAACTTGGTGTATAATATGTTCTTATATGACTGGCAGAAGGTTTTTGAAAAAGCGGAGGGAGATCCTAAAGTTATCTTTCGCATATTTAAAATGATGGCAACTAACCAGATACCTACAAACAAGTATGACAAAATTTATAATTTTAGTCATATTGAGTTTATTGGAGAATCCTTCTTAGTTCATCCCGATGTTCTACTATATAACGCTTACAAACACAGCTATAGCGAGATAGCCCAGTATCTTGCTACAGCTTCTTTACGTCCGCTTTCGGACTATTTTGCAACTGGGAAAACTCGTCTCGATTTTAATATGCTTCACATCGAGCCAACTTATATTAATGAAAACAGTCTACTTGATATAGAAGATACTGAAATTGTACTTTTATATGAAGAAGTCCCACAGGAGAAAAACAAATGGCACTAAGTTTCAACAAAGCCGCTGGCGGCGCTAAAAAATCATCACTCACTTCATACTCTTACCGAGACGGCGACAACGAATTACGACTCGTTGGCGATGTACTTGCGCGCTATGTTTACTGGCTCGAAGGTAAGAACGGTAAGAACATTCCTTTCGAGTGTCTCTCATTTGACCGTAACGAAGAGCGATTCAACAATCTTGAAAAAGATTGGATTCGTGAGTACTACCCAGACCTAAAGTGTGGCTGGAGCTACGCTATGCAATGTCTGGATAATGGCGAAGTAAAAGTCGTTAACCTCAAGAAGAAGCTGTTTGAAGCAATTCTTACAGCAGCAGAAGATCTGGGCGACCCTACCGATCCAGAAACAGGCTGGGACGTTAAGTTCAAGCGTGTCAAGACTGGACCACTGCCCTACAATGTAGAGTACCAGTTACAAGTACTAAAGTGCAAGCAGCGACCTCTTAGCGAAAGCGAGATGGAAGCTATTGCCGATCTAAAGTCTATGGATGCTGTTATGCCTCGTCCTACCCCCGACGCACAAAAAAGCCTTCTTGATGAAATTCGAGAAGATGCAGCGGGCGACATGGACGAGACTATCGAAGATGAGTTCAAGATGTCATGAAAAAAGCACTTAAATTACAAACTAATGGAAATAAACTATACAAAGTTGTATCTGCACATTCAATAACTAACTTAATGATCGAGGACTATGCTCCTCGATTTATTCAACTTTATGATGAGGATAAATGTCTTATTAATACCGATAATTTTGATGATGATAAGATTTTTACTGCTGAAGAGGCGGATGAATTCGGCTGGACAATTAATCCTTGTGTTTGGAGACCTCCTTGCTTCTTTGTGGATAAGAAGACCGGAAAAACCGTTCCAAGACGTGCAAGCTTTACACAAGGGGCCGCAGACGGAGCTGGAAGTATTAAAGAGTTGCTTAATAATAGAGTGCCCACTTCACTAAGAAAAAATGTAAAAACATTCTTTGGTTTAGTTGAAGCAGATATGAATATTTCTGCTGCTTCTGACTCGTTAGTTGGAGGTATTGATGCTTTAATAGGCCTAACTGAAGAGCTGTATTATGAACTACAGCCTGTTATGTTAGACTATTGGAAGACCTGTAAAGGAGGTAATCGAAGCCTTACAGACGATCAAGCAGTAAAGTTACACGAAGCTTTAGATAGGAATGTATTAAGACACACTCAAATTCAACGAAGTTTAACATGATTTTATTTACAGCAGACTGGCACATCAAGCTAGGTCAAAAGAATGTTCCACGAGAGTGGGCGCTCAACCGTTATGCGTTATTTTTTGAGCAGATACACTCTCTCGAAAAGCAGTGCAATATGCACATCATAGGTGGAGACCTTTTTGACCGTCTGCCGAACATGGAAGAGTTGGAGCTGTACTTTTCGTTTATTCGAAGGGTACAGATTCCAACCCTTATCTATGACGGTAATCATGAAGCAACAAAGAAAAACAAAACATTTTTTACACAACTAAAGCAAGTTTCTCGTGATATTAACCCTTTAGTACAGGTAGTTGATATTTCGTATGTAGATACAGACTTTGGGTTTGGAGTACTGCCCTACGCAGATATACACCGTAAAAACTCTATTGAACTATTTGACCAAAGCAAGCCTTTGTTCACTCATGTTCGAGGAGAAATACCTCCCCATGTCAAGCCAGAGGTGGACTTAGACAGATTTGAGGATTTCCCAGTAGTGTTCGCCGGTGATCTTCATGCTCATAGTAATACTCAACGAAACATTGTATACCCTGGCAGCCCTATGACAACTTCGTTTCATAGAAATGAGGTACAGACCGGCTACCTTTTAATAAATCCAACTGATTGGAGTTGGATGTGGGATGCTTTTGAACTGCCCCAGCTTATACGCAAAACTGTATCATCTACAGAAGATATGGTTCCTACGGATTGGCATCATACTATCTATGAGATAGAAGGGGATATGCAGGAGCTGGCTAATGTAGAAAACAGCTCATTGTTGGATAAAAAAGTTATAAAACGAAGTACAGAAGCAACGCTTGTAATGGATAAAGAAATGAGTATTCAAGATGAGCTAGTGGAGTATTTAACGTATATCTTGGAGATACCACAGCCCAAGATACCAGAAATAGTAGGTATATTTAATGATTACGCTTCAAAAATTGAAATGGAGTAATTGTTTTAGCTACGGGCCTGATAATGAGCTGGATTTAAGTAGTAATACTGTAACTCAGCTTATTGGCACTAATGGTATGGGAAAATCATCTATACCATTAATTATAGAAGAGGCTTTATACAACAAGAACTCAAAAGGCATTAAAAAAGCAGATATACCAAACCGGTATGTAAACGCTGGGTATCACATACACCTAGAGTTTACAAAAGATGAGAGAAAATATGACGTTATTATTGATAGGAAGTCTAATATTAAGTTGCGTCTTTTGGAAGATGGAGAAGATATTAGTTCTCATACAGCGACCAATACATATAAGACACTCCAAGATATTATTGGAATCGACTTTAAAACCTTCTCTCAGTTGGTATACCAAAGCACAAATAACAGTTTACAGTTCCTTACTGCAACAGATACGAACCGTAAGAAGTTTCTCATTGATCTTTTACACTTAGAACACTACATTAAGTTATTTGATCTATTTAAAGACGAAGCTAGAAAGAGCACAGTAACTCTTGCTAGTATAGAAGCGAAAATAGCTACAATCGAAAAGTGGTTAAGCGATAACAAATTGAGTGATACATCCATACTGCCTCTGTCTGATATTTCAATCGAGACGGAAGAAGATGAGAAAGATCTCGCCAACCTTACGATTGAAATTAAAAATATCTCTGAGAAAAATAAAAAGATTTCTCAGAATAATACTTTTAAAAACTTGCTCGCTGATATAAATATTACAAAAGCACAAAGTTGTAGTATTACTGCTATTGAATCCTACGATGATCTACAATCAACAGTAGGTAGCTTATCACAATCGGTAGCGGGGTCTCAACGACTCTTAGATAAGCTAAGCGGTCTAGGGGCACATTGCCCAACGTGTGAACAATCTGTAGATAGCGCTTTCATACGAGAGCTTATTAATGATGAAGCAAGTAAAATAACGGAGGCAGAAACAAAACAGGATGAAATTAAACGAAGAATACTTGAAATTAAACGAAACAATGCAGAGTTTTCAGCTTCAAAAAAGACTCAGCGCTCTTGGGAGGAGTTGTATAGAAGTATTGACAATAGTCTTCCGGCATCTCCGCTGGATCCTGTTGAGCTTACGGAAAGGGCTGCTGGAATCTCAGAAAGAATATCAAGTGCAAAAGAAGAACTACAGCGTATTTCAAAGCAAAATGAATCCATAACTCGTCGCAACACTCGAATACAGGTAATACTCGAGCAGACAGAACAGTTCGAAAGTGAGTTGTTTGAACTAAATGAATTAGTTGATATGGAAAAAAATACCGCAAGTAATCTTGAGGTTCTAAAAAAGTCTTTTAGTACAAATGGGCTACTTGCATACAAGATAGAGAATTTGGTAAAAGAGTTGGAAGAACTCACAAATTACTATTTAGCAGAATTATCCGATGGTCGTTTTACACTGGAGTTTGTAGTAACTAATGATAAACTTAATGTTCAAATCACTGATAATGGTAACATTGTGGATATTCTTGCTCTCTCTAGTGGCGAATTAGCAAGGGTGAACACAGCTACTCTTATAGCCATACGTAAACTTATGAGTAGTATATCGAAGTCTAGAATCAATATTTTATTCTTAGATGAGGTCATCGCAGTACTAGATGATGCAGGAAGAGAAAAGCTAGTAGAGGTACTTTTAGAGGAAGACTTAAATACCTACGTTGTAAGCCATGGTTGGACACATCCATTACTAGACAAGGTAGAAGTAGTTAAGTCAGGCAATGTAAGTAAACTGGAGCACTAATGGGACACGTACGCCGTATGCAAAGCAATCGTAGACGACAAATCCACGAGATGATAAAGGAGAGAGAAATTGAAGAACGTAATAGCAGACAGCATGATGAGCTACTTAGGGGGGAAGGTGAAGTATCACAAGGCGAATGTGTTGATCTACCTGAACAACCCCGTAGGAATTGGAGAGCATCCTGACATTCTTGGAGCGGTAGAGGAAGAATTATCAAAAGCTGCAGAGTACGCAGAAAAGTACGAAATGCTTGGCGAAATTCTAATGAGTAAGGATGTAAATGGTTGATAGTAGAGCGAAAGGTGCCAGAGGTGAGTACCTAGTAAGAGACCTTTTACGAGAAGCCACAGGCTTTCAATTTGAGAGAGTGCCGGCATCCGGTGCTCTTGAATATTTAAAAGGGGATATATACGTTCCTCATGCAAAGAATAGATTTTGCATTGAGGTAAAGAATTATGAAAGTTCTCCGCTATCAGACAAAATATTTACAGCTCCTAGAACAAACAATCTAATAAAGTGGTGGGGTAAACTTTTACAACAAGCTGACGGAGGAGGGCAGGAGCCCCTCTTATTTTTCAAATATAATAGATCAACAATATTTGTTGTTACAGCAGAGAAGCCAAAAAATACATCTAGTAAATATATGTATATAAACTTTTTAGATTGTTATGTATTAGAGGCGGCTCGCTGGCTTGAGGACGAAGAAGTGGAGTTTATAAATGGCATTTAATTTTGAAGATAAAATACAAGATGGTCCTTCAACACTCGTAATAGACGCATTGAACTTAGCGTTTCGTTGGAAGCACCAAGGACGCACAGACTTTAGATATGACTTTCAAGCAACAGTAGAAAGCTTAGCTGAGTCTTATCAGTGTAAGTCCATCATAATTACGGCAGACTGGGGAGCTTCTTCTTATAGAAGGGTAATATACCCAGAGTACAAACAAAACCGGAAAGAAAAGTTCGCAGACCAAACTGAAGAAGAAAAACTTGCTTTTGAAGAGTTTTTTGCAGAGTATGAAGCCTCGTTGAATGTTTTAGCAGAAGATCATTTAGTGTTAAGATATTATGGAGTAGAGGCTGACGATATTGCAGGATACTTAGTAAAGCATAAAGAAAAGTATAACCTAGGAAGAATGTGGCTTATATCTAGTGACAGAGACTGGGATCTACTAATTCAAAAAGATGTGAGCCGTTTTTCTTATGTAACGAGGAAGGAAGTTACGATAGATAACTGGAGTACACACTATAATGTTACTCCTGAAGAGTATATATCTTTAAAATGTTTAGTAGGGGATAAAGGAGACAATGTTCCAGGTATTAATGGAATAGGCCCGAAGCGAGCAGAGACACTAATTAAACAATATGGAGATGCGTTAGATATATATAATATTTTGCCCATACCAAGCAACTACAAGTTTATACAAGAATTGAACCAAAGCGGGGATCAGTTACTGTATAATTACCAATTAATGGATATAATAACATACTGTGAAGATGCCATAGGCATGCAAAATATCCCAGATATAGAGACTAGATTGTATGAGCGTTGAAATTGATTTTAAAAGAGACCGTTACCTTTCAGAGTTTAGTATTAAAACTCTACAAGACAGGTATTTAGTAAACGGGGAAGGTTCCCCACAGCAGGCGTTTGCAAGAGCAGCAGAAGCCTTTGCGGATGATGATGCCCATGCACAGCGCCTGTACGACTATGCTAGCAAGCTATGGTTTATGTTCAGTACCCCCATTCTCAGTAATGGTGGGACTAAGCGGGGTCTTCCTATTAGTTGTTTCCTTAATTATGTGGATGATAGTAGACGAGGTATTACCGACCACTACACAGAAAACGCTTTTCTTTCTTCTGTTGGGGGTGGTGTCGGTGGCTACTGGGGAGATATACGTTCAGTGGGTTCTAAAACCTCTAATGGTTCCGAGTCTACTGGGGTAATACCCTTTATGAAAGTAGTGGATGCAGAGATGCTTGCATTTTCACAGGGAGTCACACGTCGGGGAAGCTACGCGGCATATCTGCCGATGAATCATCCCGAAATCGAAGAATTTTTAGATGTTCGAAAGCCTACTGGTGGTGATATTAATCGCAAGTCTACTAACCTACACCACGGCGTTGTCGTTCCTGACACTTTTATGGAACTCATTGAAGGAGCAACAAAGCAGGAAGGATTTGATGATAGTTGGGAGCTTGTAGACCCTAATACTAAGTGTGTAACTAAAACTGTATCAGCAAAAACACTTTGGGTAAAATTGATACAAAATCGTGTTGAAACTGGCGAACCGTACATTATGTTTGGCGATACTGTACAGGAAGCTCTTCCTCAGTGCCAAAAAGACTTAGGACTACAAGTACATCAGTCAAATCTTTGTAGTGAGATTACTCTTGTAACCAGTGAAGACCGAACAGCAGTATGTTGTTTATCTAGTGTAAACTTAGAAGAGTATGATGAGTGGAGTAATGATCCTCAATTTATACCAGACTTAGTGCGTATGTTAGACAATGTTCTTACCCATTTTATTGCTAATGCTCCAGATGAGCTACAGAAAGCACGATTCAGTGCAGAAAAGGAGAGAAGTATTGGCTTGGGGGCGATGGGGTTCCATGCCTATTTACAACGGCACAACATTCCGTTTGAATCGGCAATGGCGAAAGGACGTAATATGGCTATGTTCTGGCACATTAAATCGGCTGCGGAAACTGCCTCGCGCACTCTTGCAGTGGAGCGTGGAGAAGCACCTGATGCAGAAGGTACAGGTATGCGTAATTGTCACTTGTTGGCTGTTGCTCCAAATGCTTCGTCTAGTATTATCTGTGGCAACACTAGTCCTAGTATCGAGCCTTACCGTGCTAACGCATATACACAGAAAACTAAAAGTGGTACCTCTTTACAAAAGAACGAGTATCTTGAAGATCTTCTCCGAGATCTAGGTATGGATACGGATGATGTATGGAAGAGTATTGTTACAAACGGCGGGTCAGTAGCACACCTAGATTTCCTTGATGATTGGACAAAAGATGTGTTTAAAACTGCTGTAGAAATTGATCAGCGATGGGTTATAGACATGGCAGCAGACAGACAAAAACACATTTGCCAAAGTCA